GTTTGAAATATTCCAGCGGGAATTTTATATTTAAATAATATTCCACCCCATTTATCAGTTGTTAATGTAGGATCATCAACACCCCCCAATACAACAGAATCAACAGTTCCAATTTTATCTGATTGTTGATTTATTGTGTTTGTTGTTGCAACAGTTCCGGTTAAAATGTCAACATAGATAATACTTTCATTATAGAATTTAGTTACACTTAAAATCGTTCCAGTTCCAACAACAGCATCATTGATATCTTTAAAGGTTACCGCAATATCTTCTAAAAATAAATTTGGAGTAGTTATATATAATCTAGTAACTGATTGACAATATTCATTTATTTTGATATTATCCATGTACGGATAATGTACACGATTGCCCATTAAACCGAAACCTCGGCAATATATATCTCTTGCCCGTATGAATGGTGCAGTACCATCCCAGTTTTTGGTTTCTGTTTTAGTAGCAGTAGAAGTTCTCGCTGATGTGCTAGTAACAGTTTTATTTGATACTGCTACATTTGTAGACTTTCTTGAAGATAGTATTGATGTATTGATAGAACTTTCAATATCTCTAATACCATGAACTTCCCCTGGGCCAACTTCAGTAGTTGCTACCCCTACTATCGATTCCTGAAGTTTGCCTCCGGTTAAATCTATTGTTCTTGTCGTTGAAGCCATTACTATTTGCGCCCTAAAAAGTTATCCACAACTTGTTTATTTACTCCAGTGATCGTATTCCCATTACTTCCAGATATCGTTTGAGTAGATGGGTTATAAACATATGCAGTCAATCCTTGTTTTAATCCAGTTGCCAAAAATTGTTTTTGTGCATCACTTGGTGAAGGAATACTTACAATAACATTAGTAACTTTATTTACAGTAGATTGTTTTAATGCTGAAACTACTTTAGTTTTATGATTTGTTATATTTATAGTATTAACCAAATCCGGTAAAATCTTAGATTCCTCCCAAGAATCTGAAGGTGGATTCATTTGCATTTCACCGACATAAGTTACTATATTATAAGGATTTACACTAATAGAATCACTTGCAAATAACTGACTTATAAATGGAGTTTCTGTATAATCCAAAGTTATTCTGCCTGAATCCGCAACGGTATTTGTAGTATCAGTGATATCAAAATCTAATTGTTCAGTTGATACCATTGCACGAAGTTCTTGTTTTTCTGGATCAATAGAGCAGCGATAATTATAATTACCAATATCTCCAATATAGTGACCCACTAATGGATCTGCAAAAAATCCATTTTTAAATTTTTCTAAGTTATTTGAATCTAATAGTTTAGTTTCTCTAACTTGTTGTTCTAACAAAGTTAAACTAGCATAATATTCTAATTTTTGAACTCTTTTTTCTATCGTTCCAATATCAGCCATTGTAAATCTTCTATTATCATGATAGAATACTTTTACATCTGATAAATTTCCAAGATATGGTGGAATGATCAAAGTGTATAATAACATTGATTCATCACCACCAACGGCTGGTGGAATTGGATTTAAGTTTGGTATACCTTTTGAAATAGAGAATGACTTTTCACTCAATGCGAATATTCGATCAATTCTTGGTAAATAATATTGATAATCAGTATTAAATGTAAAATCAGCGTCAGGGAATTTTACAGAATTAAACGTATCAGCATTATCAGCACGTCTTGGTCTAAAATCAATACAATCTCTTAAATTATATTCAACGCCAGTTGCAGGGCTAGTATATGTAGGAATATCAATATAATCTTCTGAATATGAATCGACAGAAAGAAATCCAGAACCAGTATGTGTATAATAATTAAATACGACTACTAAATAATCAGTTGATTGAGTGGTAGATTGATTTAATAATAATATAGATCCATGATCATAAATATTATCTCTTTGTCCATTATCAATTTGATATGCATTTGTAACATCAGTATGCGATGGTACAGTGCCCCATGATGTTATTTCTCCAGTGGTTGCATTTAGAGTTATTTGTCCAGTAGGATTTGAAGCTGCGGTGTTATAGATATATTTAACAGATTTTATATCTGCAATCCCAAGCGAATCGCTCAAACCCATAACATCGTTTGGCGTAGAAATTATTTTATAAGTATAATTCTGAAGTGATTTTACCTTTTCTGTTTGAGTATTAGCATTTACAGTAGCTAAAATATTCAATGTAAAATTAGTTGCTAAGTTAGCATCAAACGTAGCTTGCTGGGCAACTCCAACTGTTGGAGTGCTTAATGTGATTGATCTAGTTGCAGCGGTATTAAATCTTACTATATCCCCTACAGAAAATGCAGAAGTTCCAACAGCGGTAACAATACCAATATAATAAGTATCCTTTATTGTATCGGTTAATGCCCCAGTACCACCAAAGAATCTTTCTAATCCTGAAGGTGTTGATATTGTAGCAGATCCAGCAATAAATGAAACACTTTCAAACAATAATTGATATGTGTAATCGGATTGTGGTGAATTTGCAGAATCTCTGATTGTTTTAATCCAAGTATTATTTAATGGAAATATTAAAGAATTAGAATCATTTCCTGATAAGAATACATCAGCATTAACATCACCACCAATTTTAGATAGAAGTGAAACATTTGCACCGTTTGTAGTACCAGGATCTACTATCGATTCTAAATCTTGAAATAAACTTTCAGAAGTTGCAGTAGCAGAAGCAGCACCTAAATTAACTTCAGAAGCTACCGCATATGTATCAGTGGTTACTGCGGGACTTGCTAATACTGTATGAACTCCATTATAATTTGAATCACCTCGAATTACAATTTTTTGTCCGGCAACATACCCATGTCCAGTCACATTAAATGTTGTGTGATCTGTGGTAAATACGGCAGAGTTAATAGATTTCTTAGTCATCGAAATATCAAACAAAGATACTTTATAAGTCTCTGTGCCAGAACCTACAGTTCCAGAAACATATTTCACCATGCGAACTTTTGCAGTTCCGATTTTATTTGCGGCAGCCGCACTAGCTTTAGCGACTTTATGTAAATCTACTGTATATAAAGAATTTGGATTGAATAATTTATTCAAACCTTCTACAAAAATATAATTAGCATAATCTACTGTAACATCAATATTATCAGCAATGTCAACAGTTCTAGGTTTAGAAGTTTCTATCCAAGATGGAGTTATAGTTTCAAATTCAAATCCTTTAACATATGCTTTACCAGGATCTAATTGACACATAAATTTACTAGGATCGCCCCCAATAGAAACCGTAGCTTCTGTATATCCTGAACCCCCAGCATCTACTGTTACTGATATAATTTCTTTATATGTATTTGAAGTTAGATTATTATCTAATACCGCAGTAGCTAAAGCACCAGTTCCATCACCACTTATTGTTATCGTTGGAACTTCATCAAATTTAATTCCCGCAGCATCACAAACGATTGCAGTTATAGCACCACTTGAAATTGTTGCAGTTCCTTTTACATTTGTAAAATGTTCCTTTATCGATAAATCAAAACTATTCACTATATAGTTGCCAGATTCATCAAAAGTTCTTCTTGCTAATTCTTTTTCTATTTCAGCATAAACCGTTCGAGTAGCTTCAAATGTTATTACTCCATTTTCTACTCTAGCTATTTCAATATAATTTGGTCGTGTATTTGTTAAAGATGTTTTAGTTAATAATAGTTCAATCGACAATCTATCAGCACCAGGCGCAGCGTAGTTAGATGAACCATTAGCAGGATCTAATAGATCTGTATCAGTATCAGCCCCAACAAAACTTTCAACAATATCAAATCCAACAGAGTATGAAGCTGAATTTCCTTCAGTATCTAATAAAACCGATTGGGGTTCTGTATAAACAAAAAATCCATTTATAAAAAATATTCCAGAAGTAACTGAATATCTAACCGCAGTGGTTATAGCGCCTAATACACCATCAGCCTTTATAGTACCTTTATAGGGTATAACTTCATCAGTCCATACTTCTTCAATTGGAACAAATTCTGAACCTGAAGTTAATTGAATTATAATTTTATTTGGATTATCGACTCCAGAATATTCAATAACTTCTTTAACTATACCTTTGCAGCCGGAAGTTTGACCTATTACAGTTTTATTTAAAAAATTAGAAACGTCAATATCTAATGCATTATATTGAACTTCTAATTTCAAAGATAATAAATTAGACTCAAAGAATTGATTAGCATCTAAAATCTTAGAACCATTTTTAAATAAATGTTTTCCGAATTGCTCTATTTGATTTTGTAAACCACTTTGAAGCTGAGTCAATTCTCTAGCTTGAACTGCAAATCCAGGCTTAAATAATATTCTATAATATTTTGATGATTCTGTAAAGTCATCATAATATGGCCGAACATTCAAATCGATATTTTGTGCCATTTATTAATCCTAGAATTGGGCAATTATAATAATGTTTTCGTTCTGATTTGTTGCTCTCATGATTGGTCGTCTTTGTTCAACAAATATTATTTGACCTGAACCATGATTTAATTCTGAATCTGTTACTGATGTTATATCCCAAACTCCACCCGATGAAGTTGTAACATTTTCGCTAGGCGACATATCAGATACGCTTGTTTCTAAATCCTGAACAGTTCTAATTGAATATGTTAATGGAGAACTACTTGTTTGAGTAGATTGAACGATTCTACTAACAGAACCAGTTGAAGTTCCTGTAATGACTTCATCAGAGTCTAATACAGTTGATCCAGATACATGAACTATGGTATAATCTGTAGTCAAACTATAAGTTGCAGCGGCAGCTATAGTATTACCACCTTGAATTGTTGGATCTTTAATAATCATTATTCTACGATAATCATTATTTGAAGGAAAATCCGCATTAATATTAAATGATAATTCTGTAGCTATTGCAACAAAGTAAGAATTTAATTCTGATTCAACATCAGAACCATGTCCACCTGTAGGTGAAATTATTGGTGTGGCAGCCCCATTAGAACCATTACCAGTTATAATAGCTTTAGCAATAGTATATCCAGTTCCTGGGTTTGTTACTGTAATTCCAGTAATAACCCCCGATGAAATATTCACTGTACCTGCAAATCCACTTCCATCACCGTCCAATGATATTGTAGCAGTAGTATATCCAGTTCCACCTACATCTATTTTGACATTATGAACACCACCGTTAATTGCCGCAGCTTGAACAGTAGCATTAGTTTTAACTGGAATGTAATCTGTAGTCAAGAACTTCAATACATCAGATTGAGATAATGTATAAAGATATTTCCATGAATATCCATCGGCAGTTTGGAAAATTGAATTTCCAGTGGAAGTTGGCATGATCGTACTAGCAACTCCAGAATTATTTGAAATGCATTTATAAACATTATAATCTGAAGTTAATACGTAAAATTGCAATCCATTTAAATTTATTGTAGAATCATATTGAGTGTATATTGTACCGCTAGTCCAATTAAATCTCTGAGTAGCTTGAATAACATCAGAAGATTGAATTTTTTTTGCGGCCATAGATTCTTTCCAATATTTTGGAACAGAACTATATGAATCAATTGGAGTCGGTGCATTCAGATCATCAGTCCATGCATGTGGTCTACCAATCGACAAATAATAATTGCTAGTATTTTGAAGATTACCTATAAAACTTTCTGCATTAGTTAATCTAAAAGCATTTGTGATAATTGCTGACATTTAATTATTCCATTAGTTATTTTATATATTTATCTTGATATTACCAAGGGAAGAAGAACATCAATTGACCTTCACCCTCTACTCCACCAACTACACCTTCCATGTAAATTTTAATAGTTGAATCTGGTACAATAATCGCTCTACTAGCAATTGATATCATCTCATTCACTTCAGCATCGGTGTAAAAATTTTCTATTTTGAAATTTCTTTCTTTAAAGTTTATATCAACCATAAATCCAGAAAAAACATATGAACCATATGAAGCAGAACCAAATGTTATATCATCCGATGAATCATCAATTGATCCCCAGTATCCAAAGTTTGGTGTACCGAAATAATTATAGTTTGAATATGCCCCGAATGTAGAATCTTGAGTATCAATAGTAAATTGATTATTGACTTTGATTGGTGGAATATTAACTTTGATTCTATTTAATTCAATTAAATTATTATATCCTACAGCATCTTTGTTTGTAGTTGATTGAATATTATAATTATAGTTTACAGAAACCAATCCAGATGATACATTAACTTTAGATGTTATCTTGTAATATTCTGCTTTTTGTGAAGCAGTTATAGTTCCAGAAACTGGAATAACAGTATCAGAAAATACTTCCATTCCAGCCGGATGAACCATTTTCTTAAATAAATCTCTCCAAAGAACAATAGATTCAGAAGATTTAATTACAAATGAAAATGCTTGATATTTAAAGTTATCTTGTAATACTGTAGATGAATTTGATAGTATGCCTCGATTATTAGTCCATTTTCCTACATAATTACTTAATGTTCCAAAGTTACCACTTAATATTGCACCAGAACCCCCAACTGAAGATATTGTAAATTCAGCATCTTCATAGTCAGATCCATGTTCTAGCATCGTTATCGCTAAAATTTTTCCTGAATTGTTCGCATTATAAATATCAACAAATTCACCAGAAATATTTTCCGATGGATTATTTATAAATTGAAATGCAAATGGTGAAGTTATATTACTAACTTGATAGTTTCCATTTGAAATTCCAGAAGAAAATTCAAGATAAACATAATCATTAATATTTAATAAATGATATATTTCTTCCAGGTCGACAGTAACTATATCACCAATTTTAGTATAGCTTGTGTTTAGTTTTATTTTTGTAGGTTGAGATACTTTAGATACTATAGCCTTTGCACCATTTCCAGTAGTGCTTGTGATAGTGATTATATCACCCTCTGAATATCTAGTTCCAGAGTTTATAACATTAATTGAACTTAAATTTGGGTATACTATAAATTTAGACTCTTCTGGAGTTCCAAGTCTACATATAACTTCTTCACCAGCTATGAAATCTAAATCTAAACTTCTATTGTTAACTGTAACTAAATGCTTTAAAGAACCGTTTATGAACAGAGATTCTACATTTTCAATACTAGCGGTTGCCCCTGAAGTTTGCCCGATCAAAATAGATTCAATTAAATGTTTAACATCCCCAGAAATTAATCCTAATGTTAAAGTCTTTTGATTGACCCAATTTCCATCAGAACTTCTGAGAATATTTTCAGAAGGATAGCTGACTTCAATGTCTATATCATAAATTAATCTAAAGAATAATTTGAAAGATTTTTCAGAACCTTTAGCCGCATATAAATCATGAAGATGTTTAACAAATAATCTTTTATCAGTAGCTATGCCAGATTTAGAGAATGATCCTAAATCATTAATAATAGAATCTACAAATTCATCTAAAGTTGTATCAATATCTCGTAGATCTATTAAACCCTTTGATATTCCACTTTCGATGTTTTGATTATGAAGCCACTCGTAATAAGCCTCAATAAACAGAACGAAATTAGGATATGATTCTCTAATATGTTCAGGTAATTGATTAGCTATATTAGCATGAATAGGTAACTTCATAGTTTACAATTCACTTACTGTTACTTTAGTCCCAGATATAATATTTTCATATTTCCCGAATAGAATGTCATCTTGAATTATTAATTGATTTTTAGATGCTAGAATATCATCAACTATAAATGCATTGAATATAATATAATCATCAGGAATATTTGTATTATTTATTCGCATAGTATTAATACTTACACTTCCCATGATATAATCTATAGTACCTACATTATCAATTATAATTAATCCATTTGAATCTACAGCGTTTAATATTCCATTTGTGGTTTTAAAGTCTACAGATTTGTCTTTAATGAATACGTCATAAGAAACTTGATTCACGACAATAGTTATCAAATTACTCGAAAATGAAGATGGAGATATTTGATTATTGAAAGAAAATGCTATACTCTGACTAGATTGTGGTATAATAGTCTCTCTATGATTTACATATAATTTAATAACAATAGATTTTATTGCAGGATCAATCGATTGCAAATCTTGTAACAATGCGGATGCTGAAAATAGTTGATCAAATTTCTTAGTAATTCTTGAGAAGAAATTATCGATCTTTGCCAGTGCTAAATTTCTGATTGTATTTGAATTATTAATTGTTAAGTTTGAATCAAATTTTATATTAACATTAGTTGCAGTGTGTAAAAATATAGGATCTACAAATTCAGGAGATATTGTAGCTACTCCAGAATTCTTTAGAAGAGATTTTATTACATTCTCTTTTGTAAAATCAGATACAAATAATCCATCGTATGGTTTCAATGAAATGAATATTTTGCCGTAGATCGGAGGATCATTATCTTCACCGCCCCATGCATTTATAGCTTCAAGATTTCCAAAGTTCTTTCTTAGAAATGATACATAATCATTTACGGTAACCGCTCTATTTTGTGATGCATGAAAAGCTGGAACATTTAATCTGATTGATTCTGTAGTCTCTCTACTAGATCCACCAGTAGATGAATCTAAAACACTTATGATTGCTCTATCGATTGATACTATTCCGATTGGATCTACTCCAATTATTTTAGATATTCCATTCGCTGCACTTCCTGAAGTTATTAAATAGTCAACTAAAATGATATTCCCAGTTTCTAATGTTTTACCTAGAATTCCATCTCCAAATTGTAATTCATATTTACCTTTAAAATTCTCTTGCAAAAAATAAACTTTTGATGTAGAATTTACTTCATAGACTGTATCCGCATGAGTAAATGTTTCAAGGTTTTGACTGCCAATTGATTCTTGAACTCTTACTCTTATTGTGGTTGTATCAATGTTATCATGAGGTATTTCAAATATTAATTTTGGATTAGTTGTTTTATTAACTTGAAAATTATATCCGGTAATAGTTCCTTCTTTTAATTTAACATCATTAAAAGTAAATGAATCATTATTGATATCCGCAGTTATAGAATCAGTAACTACAAAATAATAAGAATTAGTATTATTTGAATCAACCCCTCTGAATCTAGTGCCCCTAGATAAAGTCATAGATGGGGCTAATTCATTTGGAAGTAAATTTGCGGCAATAACATTTATATGAATTTCAGAAGCTATTGACGATCTAGGTGTATATCCTAGTTCTTTACCCCTTGAAACTACCGAACCTCTTTTTATTGCTGAGTCTAAGAAAGTTTCATTGAGTGCCATATTTTGATAGAATGCATTGTAATATGTATTGTATGCTAAAAGATTTAGCAAAACTTGCATATTTGATCCTTCAAAATTATAATCTACAAATGAATCTTGTGTTTGTAGAAATTCTCTCAAAGAGGTTTTTATATTATCAAAATCTAATTCTGAAATTGTTTTTACTGTCATTCTTATCTCGTTCTAGTTAGAATTAAATTTAGTACAGTTGTCTGTGAAGTTGCTCTAATCATAATATAAACATCTATTCTGATTGATGATCCAGAAGGATCTCTGAATATTTCTAAACCGATTAGTGCGACTCTAGGCTCATAGTTCTTTAAAATAAATGCAATATTCTTTTCAATTGTCGCTGCGGAAGTTGGTAACCAATTGTCGAATAGTAAATCTCTTATTCCAGATCCCATTTCTGGATGAAATGGAATTTCATAATTTTTAGTTAACAATAAATTGCGAACTGAATTTTTAACAGACTCTACATCAGTTATTTTTAAAATATCTTTAGAAACAGGATTTTTAGATAACCCTAAATCTATGTCAGTATATTTAATTGTCATATACTTATTTATTAACCCAACGTTAATGAATTGAATATTTTACCACCATATTTTGGGCCATCGTCAATTAATGTTAATGTTTGTTTCGCATTAGCTTGATTATTAAATGAAATATGAATCCAATTCTTTCCATCACGTTTTGATTCTAAAATCAATTTATTGTATTCTTGAAGTTGAGAAGATAGAGCTATTGCACGTTCTAAGAATAATTGATTTCTATTTTTAATTCCTGGTGGAAACTTCGCAAATCCAATATCCGCAGCATATCCTAATTCATGTTCTGATATACCACTAGCTTTAGATGTTGAATTACCTTTCAATCTAAATCCAGAATTAATTTTCATATCTGGATACAAAGCCTTAATTGGTTCTAATATGTTGATTGCAAGATTTTGTAAATTAATTACCAATTGTTCTTGAGTCAGTCCATGTTGTCCGCCGGATGGCAATCCTATTGCTTTATTATCTACTAAATCCCCTATTGTGAAGTTTGGAGATAATCTAGTAGCATTTGTTATTGGGAATTCTATCACGTTATTCTCCGATGCAATAATATTTGTTGAAGGTGTAGGCGATTCATTTAAACCCAGATTCAGTTCACCAAATATAAATGATTCATTTTCAAACTGTTTAATAGAATCGAATGTAGTTATATCATATTCCGTCAATTCTGGATTCCAATTTAAATCAATTGTCAATTGAGGTTTAGTTTCGGCTGGTGCTGCAATTCCAGAATTCCAAAATATAGTTGCTGCGTCAGCCGCAATCGTAGTTGATGAAGTTAAATATAAATCTTCAGCCGAAGATAGTAATATACTAGACTGACTATTGAAGTTTATATTGTTACTTGCATCAAAGAAGTATTCAGTAGCTTTTACATTAAAATCTTCCGAACAAGTTAAATTGAATGATTTACATGTAGAATTAATATCACCATCGACAACTTGATTCACGTTCCCGTGAACTGCTAAATTAGCATTCCCTTGAACTTCTATATGAATTGCCTTTTTAACATCTAATGAGAAATCCCCGTCGATTGTTATTAATCCAGAACCAGTTATGTAAATTTTATCATCATCTTCGACTATTGTTACTCTTGATCCAACTACTTTATTAACTTGTGTTCCTGTAGGATCTATTTCTAAAAAAGTTCCAGATCGATGATATGTATGAATTCTTTCTGATCCTGGTGTATCATCAAATTCTTGAATATGTCCAGATTCAGTATACTTGACATGATTATAAGGATATACGGCATTATATGGGCAATTTGGCTGTTCCCATATTGTAGTTGAATTTGCAACAGAAATATTAGTAGCTTTATTACTTTCTTTTTCTGCTACAATAGTTTTTTCTACAGATTGGTTTCTAGCTAATCGATTAGTATCAGGTTCATTTAAATGATTGTCTAATGGATATTTTAAATTTGGATCTATAAATCCAAAAGCATTTGGATTCCCTTTGATGATACTATCAGGAGAAATACTAATAGCAGAACCGTCTTTAGTTTTACTACCCTCGAATGGTGTTATATCTTTTTTTCTTTCTGAAGAAGTTATTATATTTTCATTTGGAATAGTTATAGATGATTTTGAATCTACAGATTTAAATCCTAATTTATAATATTCTGATGGGTTAGTTCCATAAGCATCAGGTGTAGCTTGATTTCTTAAATAATCTCTAACGCCGCCTTTACCAGTTCCTTTTAAATGTGCTACCATCAATAAGCCAGCTAGTTCTGCTTGAGGTGTATTTTCAGAACACAATCCACCCCTTAACATTCTCTTATACCAAAGTTTCAGTTCTTCTTTAGCTGCTTTATCTTGAATCAGTGGATTGTTTAACCATAACGCTTGTGATGATATTCCATCTTTCCCCGACCAAACATTAGCAATCGAGTTTGGATTTAAAATTGAATTTCTTTTATATTTTGCCCAAGATCCTGATTTGACATATCCAAGATCCTCAAGCATTGCACAGCCCATTTGATATGCACCAGAATATCCCAATGAATTGACTGCTTTATAATTATTACTAGATTCTCTCTTTCGTATTGTAGCTAAGAGTTTAGTTAAATTCTCAGAAGTTAATGATCCTATTTCTCCTGGCGTCAATGGAACTTCTGGAATACCTTCGCCAAGATAAGGGTTTTGTGGAGTAGGTTCAATATCATTTGAAACTCTTGGAAGTATGTTTCTAAACTCATCATCATAAACGTTAGCTTTAACTGGAATTCCACCAATAGTACCTAACATCATTGGAGATTGTTTAGATTCTGGATCTGTAAATATGATCAAGACTGTACTAGATTCAACAACCCCCGTTGGAGATTCACCTATTCCTGATGTTGCTGCGGAAGTAATCGATTGAATTGGAGTAGCCCAAGGTAAACCTTCAGTAGGAAGTTCTGTTTTATCGGCGGTATGTACGCCAACAACTCTAACCCTGCATCTACCAAGCATTAATGGATCTGCTCTATCTTCTATAATTCCAACATAAAATATTTGTTCGTTATTCATTTTTATTTTAAACTATCTGTTATGCATTCTAATGTCATTGAGTGTCTACCACCAGCGGTCAATATATGATTTACTGCGGATATTAAAAATCTACCCGATGAATTATCAATAATTTGATTATGATAATTTTCATTCTCATTATGTTGTCTAACCAATTCTTTATCTATTTCAACCATTCTACCGATACCAACATCAAATCGCCCTGGAACTACTATATTTATTCTATAAGTGTTTGTTAATCCTGAAAAATAATTGATTCTTTGCAAGAACCAAGAATTAAAATTCAAATCTCGTTGATTGTCAAATGTATATTCTTGATTAATAAATGAATACATCGCTGAATTTTTAGAAGTTGTTGTGTCACCCCTAACAGGATTCTTTTCATTCAAGTGTGGATACTTGTCGAAATATTCAAATTGCTTTAAATTGCTAGAAGCTAACGATTTGGTTAAAACATTAGCTGTCATCAATCTACTTGAATAGTATCCGGTTTGTGCTTTTTTAATAAAATCAAAAACTTCATCAACATACAATGAACGTATCGTTGAATAGTCTCTATCAATATCATATCCATTTGAATTCACACCTACCCCTGAATCTCCATACTTTATAACATTTTCCCCAGATTCAATTAACTTGGTTATAGGAATATATTGATAGCCTCTAGTTAGGGTTTCAAAGAATAAATAATCAGCAGTTTTTGAATCTGCTCGAATTGATCTAGCTGCTAACCAATTAATAATTTTAAATGGTGTCCAAAATGGCGTAGCAATTGTCAAATTATTCTCAGGCAATTCTGGAATATGCAATAAACTTTTTGAGTTTAAATATTGTTCTCCAACAAATATTTTCAAAATACTATCAGCAGGATTTCCACTTAAATATGTTGAAATTTTATTTAATTCATTTATTAAATATTCTGTAGATGCAAAGTGAATATTGTATAACTGCGAATCGGCAGAAACTCTAACTCTATCTGAAATTTTATAGATTTGAAATTTGTGATTTATATAATGTTTAGCATCTTCAATCCCTGGAGTATAACATTCCAATTCAATTGTTTCTTCACCTAGCAATGGAGCTGAACTTAATAAATCAGTATGATCATTTATAGTAAGAACACCTCGAATTGTATTTGAAAATATATCTTCATTTAATTGAATATCAACAAACAATCGAGAAATGTCAATTCTTTCATTACTTCTCAGAATCAAGTTTAATTTCTTTAATATAAAATCTCCGGCGGTATAATTCATTTATAACTTTAATAAGTTTATTTGTTGTGATAATATACTACCAACATAATCTTTTTTTACTAATCTAATGATTTTTTTTAATTCATTTTCTCTATATTCATTTTGAAGTATAGTGATTGGAAATTTTTCTCCGGCATGATCGTAAGAAACTACATTACCATTGATATCTTCATAATATAAAATTGCATCTGGATTTAAAGTAGAATCGATTGCTGATATTGATCCATATATTGAGAGTAAGCCTGTTAGTATTTCTCCATCGGCCTTTGGCCAATCATCTAAACTTAACATATTATTAGCTGTTAAAATTAACCAATCTAAATCTGACCTACCATAATATCGATATGATACCGTATCTGGTCTATCTCCATCCATTATGGTATATGTTTCATAAGCGTATACTGAAGTTTCGATATTATCTAATATTTTAGTTCTAAGCGTTATATCAGTAACAACAGTAGGTGTATCGAATGCTGTATATTGTATTTTTGGAAATGATTGAAAATATGACATTTAATACCCCGCCGAAATATCTTCTTTAGTTATGGTTCCAGTTTCACTGAAACTGAGTGTTAGTTGTATATGTGTTGGTATACCTTCATCACCAACAAACGTAGTCCACTTACCATTTCCTAAATTATATTGAACATTAATATCAGTCATGACACAACGCTTAATAGCAGGAATACTTTTATTTTTTGCGCCAGAAGGTAATTTAAATTCCAATTCAAATTCTGAAGGGAATCTCATATAAGTTTTAGTTTCATCTGCAAATTCCGCATGTGCATAATATCTAAGTTTTTCAATCAATTCTAAAGCACCTTTAGCTTCTCTTAAATTCTTAGGGGCTAACATCCAAGTAAATGTAAAACTTCTTATTCCAGTCCCATCAAATACTTGCATAGGCCTTGGATTAGATAAAGTTCCTGTAGCTTTGTCTACAAATTGTTTATCTGACATATCACCATCACCACCAAAGACTTTAGAACCGATATTCAATGCTGCCCTACCAATTACTTTTCCAACTAACTCTGAAGTAAAATTTGAATTATCTTGAAGTTTAGATCCAATCGCAGCTTGTGAATCTGTTTCTAAAGCTAATCCTCGCAAACTTCCTGCACTGACTCCTGACCATTTTAAATTTCCATTTACGCTATGATCTGTAGGCATTGGAAGTGCAAATGAAGTTAATAGCCTAGATTCTTGTCTTGTTAAATCTGCCTTTGCTGCATTCAATCCAGAATTGAATGGCGATGAATTTGTTGAAGGTTCATCATTAAACGTTTTACTTTTTTCATAGAGTGCTTTACCCTTCTCCATCAAACCTGGGCCATATATTTTACCTAAGTTTGCAATTGCACCAGCAAAAGGGCTGATATTAGGAATTAAGCCTACTATATTTGATCCAACATCTTTAATGACATCAATTCCATTTGATATTGTATCGCCCATATCATCGACTGTTTTTTCTATTTCGTCAATAACCTTTCTACCTTCAATCAACAATCCAACTGATTTTGTAGTTGATGTATCAATTTTATCTCCAACTTTTAATCTTGATTGATTTGTGACAACGACAAATATTTGAAGATATGGAAATTGAGTTATTCCAGTTTGAAATTCTTTAACATATGTGCTGATATTTGATGGAGTCAATTCTTTCATTCTTGCGCTTGGCAAAGTCATGATAGTTTTTATATTCTCTAACTCTCCATTACCAAGAACTCTATTTATAACCCCACTAATATTATCGGTTGGGCTTAATAATCGACCATTATTACCTCCGAATAATCCTCTAGCTTCAGGGGTAATTGATGAATATAAAATCTCAGATTCAGTTCTAGGCAAAGATCCTAGTTGGCCATCCATTGGTAAAGCTACATTTAAATCTGGTGAACCTAGATTATTGAATGACATTATATTTATTATAAATAGTTGTTAGTATGACTATATTTATACAATAAATGAAATTCCATAAATCAAAATTTAAACCAAAAAACCCAGAAAAGTATGTAGGAGATATTAATAATATTACTGCTAGATCATCATGGGAATCTAAGTTTTTAAGATATCTTGATTTAAATGAAAATGTAATTAGATACTCTTCTGAAGAAGTTATAATCCCATATTATAATCCACTTGATGGAAAGATGCATAGATATTATCCAGATATGTTGGTAGAAATTAAAGATAAGTTTGGCAATACAAGTATTAAATTAATTGAAATTAAACCATATAAAGAAACTCAAATACCAAAAAAACCAGCAAGACATAGTAAATATTATACAGAAGCCTGTACAACTTTTATAACTAATCAAGCTAAATGGGATGCAGCTAAAAAGTTTTGTCAAGATAAAAATTGGGATTTTCAAATATTAACAGAAAACGAACTGTTCAGGAAATAAATTAAATGTCTTTAGATTCATTCATAGCAACAATTAGATTAACTGATATTGCAAGAACAAATCGATATGTGTTCACATTGTTGTTACCGCCTGGCTTGATTGGAAAGAATTATACACTAGAAACTTTGACTCTATTTGCTGATGATATTTCTGGGGCATTTAATTGGAATATTGCCACCAGAGGACAATCGATAGGAACTACACCTTACAATACACCATATGCTGCATTCAATGAGGATTCAAGTGTAACTGTTACATTTCTCATGGATGGCAATATGCACATAAGACATCTATTTGATGATTGGGCTAATTTAACATATGATCAAGAAAAAGGTCAAGTTGAATTTTATGATAATTTAAGAACAACTGCAAGATTAGAATTATTAAATCAATCTGACATTCCAGTTTATGCTTGGGAATTTTATGATGTTATGCTTGACAAATTAGCACCAATTTCATTTAATAATTCACAAAGTAAATTTTTAGAATTAGTTACAACGTTTACATATCGATATTGGAAAGCAGTTGAACCGACTCCAGTTAATATGGTTTATAGACAAGAAGAGAATGCAATTCAAGAATTGTATAGAATTGTTAAACCTTACTTGGCAGCTAAATATCCACAAATAGGAAAGATAGAACAACGTGTATCCGATATAAATAATGCTGTTAGAGCTATTGGCTCAATTTTTGGAAGATAATAAATGCCTTTAAATAATTTCACAGACTTAGCCGATTATTGCTTAAGAGCGCTTGGTGCGCCCGTAGTTCAAATTAATGTAACTCCAGAACAAATTGAAGATAGAATTCAAGATGCATTGGAATACTTTACAGAATTTCACAGTGAAGGAACTACAAGAACATATATCCCCTTTGTGGTCACCGGAAGTACACTTCAATTAACTACAAATGTATCTAGTAATTTTGTATCTCAAGAAATTGTAACAGGATCAATTTCTAATGCAACTATGATATTAGAAGATTCTCCAGAAATCAATAAAATAAGAAGTAGAGAATTTACTGGAACATTCTTAGAAGGTGAAACCATAACAGGTAGCATTTCAAATACTTCTGCTATTATTGCAACTTCTGGCATTTCGATTGGAGATATTCAAAATAAATATTTAACGATTCCTGATGAAGTTATATCTATTATCAAAGTATTACCAGTTAATAATAAAAAGAATTCAGATTTCATGTTTGATCCTCAATTTCAAGCTATGCAATCAATGTGGAATATTTTTAATAATTATTCATCATTTGATTTAAGTTATTATACAACACTTCAAGACTATATGTCATTGCTTGATTTTACACTAAATACAAAATCAACTCCACAATTTTCAAGAATCTCAGGTAAAGTTACCCTATCTAAAAGTTTTTGGGATTCGATTGAAATAGATCAATATATAATGATTGAATCTCATGTCTCTGTAGCTAATGGTGTTAATACTAAAATATATGATAATTTCTGGATTAAAAAATATGCTACTGCATTACTAAAACGTCAGTGGGGACAAAATTTAGACAAATATGAAAATATTATTTTGCCTGGTGGAGTGACTTTAAATGGTGGAAAAATATTAGAAGCTGCTTTGGTTGATATTGAAAAATTAGAATCGATGATAAAGACAGCGTACACCGCACCATTAGACTTTTATGTAGGCTAAAGAATGGCAACTAATCTATATATAAATTCAAAAGGATATGTTGGAGAAAGGGAACTTATTCAAGATATAATTGAAGAGTTTATTCAAATTGGTGGATTTGATGTTTTTTATATTCCTAGAATATATTCAGATTACGACAAGATTTTAGGTGAGGATAATGCGGTTAGATTTTCTACTGCAATTCCACTAGAAGCATACCTTGAAGATCATTCAGCACCTCGTGGACAATCAGAAGTTTTAAGTAAATTTGGATTTGAAATAAGAGATTCATACACATTAAGCATATCTCCTAGGAGATTTAAAGAAGAAATTGCATCAAAGGGTATTGAAAATATAACTGCAATACCTCGTGAAGGGGATTTAATATTCTTAGATTTAAGAGAAGATGAATTAAATACATTTATTCTACTTGAAATTAAATTCTTTGAAAATGAAAATCCACACTATCAACTAGGTAGAGAATCATTCTGGAAATTAGATTGTGAAATGTATCGATATTCAAATGAAATTTTTGAAACTGGAATTCCACTACTAGATACGTATTATACTGGTGTTGGTATTGATCAAGTTCTTGCAAGAATAACTATATCTGATGGCAGATTCTTAACGACTTCATCAGGGGCATTTATAGTTATGGGAGAAAACAATTGGCATAATAAAAATACAAATACTGGCCTTGAAGATAATGATAATCTTCAAGTTGAATCTAAGACTATTGTACCTGAATTTTCAATTACCGATCCCTTTAATGGATTTTAAATGATTTATACTACACCATTTTATTGGCAAACAATTAGAAATACTATCATAGTATTTGGATCTATATTTTCTAATATTAGAATAATTAAGAAAGAGAGTCAAGGTAATATTATTAAAGATATTAGAGTGCCAATTTCATATTCTGTTAAAGAAAAGTATATAAAGAGATTTGAATCTGATAAAGCACAAACTCAAGTAAGCCCGACTCAAATTGATTTACCTAGAATGTCTTTTGAGATAGAAAATATGGCCTATGATGGAGATAGGAAATTATCAAGGAATGAAAGATATATCGCAGGGGATGATGGAATAGATTATCAGATAACTCCAGTACCTTGGAATATATCTTTGAAATTACATATCTATACTAAAACTCAAGAAGATATGCTTCAAATTATAGAACAGATATTACCATTCTTTACGCCCAATTATACCATAACTTTGAATGTTATTCCAGAATTAAATATTAAGCAAGATATTCCATTCATTTTAAATTCTGTTAATCCAGAATCTCAATTGAGTGAATCTTTTGATGAGTATCGATATTTAATTAATTCACTGGATTTTACTGCCAAGATAGCTTTGTTTGGTCCAAAAGAAACTACTAACATTATAAAGACTGTTGATGTAGATCTTGGAGATTTGGGAAATTATACGGTAGCGGTAACCCCATCAACCGCCGGAAGGAATGATTCTTATACATTAACGGAAACAATTACACCATGAAATTATTAGACAAAGAAAAATTATCAGACATTTTAAATGTTGAATATTCTGAAGTCATTGTTGCTGAATCAAAACCAGAAGATGTCAGTTCAATTGAAACTTCTGATTCCGATAATGAACTTGAGTATGATTTAAATCTTGTTAGAAATAATTATCATGATATTTTAGATTCTGGAAATCTTGTATTAGAGAAAGCCCAAGAAATTGCTGAACAGTCAGAACATCCAAGGGCTATTGAAGTTTATTCTGGATTACTTAAAAATCTTTCTGAAATTAACATGCAATTATTAGACATGCATAAAAAACGCAAAGAGATTAAAGAACCTAAAAAGGAAGAGTCTGTTCAGCAAGTTACAAATAACACCGCAGTGTTTGTGGGTACTATGTCCGAACTAACTAAAAAGATTAAAGATGGCGGATAAAACATATTTAGGTAATGATAAGTTAAAATCCGCAGGGGTTAAGATTGAGTATACTCAAGAACAAGTTGATGAAATCAAAAAATGTTCTGAGGATGTAATATATTTTATAAAGAATTACGCACATATCGTTCACGTTGATCGTGGAATGATAAAGTTTAATTTATATGATTATCAAACTAATTTAATAAATCACATTGATGATAATCGATTTACAGTTCTTTTATGTGGTCGTCAGCAAGGTAAATCAGAAACTACTATAGCATATATTTTATGGTATGTTTTATTCAATGATTATAAAAATTGTGGTATCTTAGCAAACAAAGCTAAGACTGCAAATTTGCTATTAAATCGATTGAAGAGAAGTTATGAATTACTGCCAAAGTGGTTACAGTGTGGTGTAGTTGAATGGAATAAAACTTCGATTGAATTAGAAAATGGTTCTAAAGTATTTGCCGCCCCAACTTCAGCAAGTGGGATTCGTGGAGATTCTTTAAGTTTATTATTTTTAGATGAATTTGCATTAGTTCCTAATAATATTTCTGATGAATTTTTCGCATCAGTTTGGCCAACTATATCATCAGGTGGGGAAACTAAAGTAGTAATTTCTAGCACTCCAAAGGGCTATAATTTATTCTGGAAAATATGGACAGAAGCTGTTGAAGGTATTAATGGTTTCAAACCATTTAAAGTTGAGTGGCATGAAACTCCAGGTAGGGATGAGGCTTGGTTAAAAGAACAGTTGAATATACTTAAAGAAGTTAAGTTTAATGCTGAGGTTCTATGTCATTTTCAAGGCTCGACTAACACTTTAATACCTTCTGCAATTATCGGTTGCCAATCAATTATACAGCCAATTAAAGAAAATGACAATTTAAAAATATTTAAAGATCCAATAAAAGATCATTCTTATATATCTATAGTCGATACTGCAAGGGGTGTCGAAGGGGATTATTCTGTTATAGTTACAATTGATGTAACTGAAATTCCATATCAAGTAGTTTCTGTTTATAAAGATAATACAATTTCACCTTATGCATTCCCTCAAGTTGTTTATCAAATGGCATTAAGTTATAACGAATCATATATTCTAGTTGAACTTAATGATGCAGGTGGAGAAGTTGCAAACATATTATATAGAACTTATGAATATATGAATATGTTTATCTCTGTAAAAGCTAAAGATGAACTTAGTTATTCATTAAATAAAACTAAAGAAGTTGGATTGAGAACGACTTCTAAAGTTAAAATGTTAGGTTGTTCATTATTAAAAACAATATTAGAAAATGAACAATTAATAGTATCAGATAGTAACATCATATCAGAATTGGGTACATTTGTAAAGAAAGGAAATTCATACGCAGCGGATACTGGGTATAATGATGATTTAGTGATGTGTTTAGTTTTATTTTCTTGGTTGACACAACAAAAAATATTTAAAAATTTAACAGATTGTGATACTAGAGGTATATTATTTAAATCTCAATTAGAATCAATTGGAGAATCTTTACTTCCATTTGGCTTTAGTGATGGAATAAATAATACAGTGATTCAGGATATTCCAAATGAAGTCAAGATGAATAAAGATATTGCTTGGATGTTTGATGAAAGACTTCAATCAAATTATAAAGAAGAATATTAATGGCAGATATAAATGATCGAGAAAAGGTACTGGATGATATTATCGCTATCATTCGTGCTGAGAATTTAGCTAAAAAACAAAATCAAGAAAAGCAGGAATTTCTTGATAGACAACAATTTGAAAGAGATAAATTAAAGAATCAAGCCGATCAAAAGATAGCTGAAGCTAATTTAAACACTGCGGAAGCTATTAAAGAATCTACTGAAAACAATCTCCAATCAATTAAAGAATTAGATGAAATATCTAATATCTCAGCTAAAGAAAGAAAGGCTGATGCTGAATCTGATAAAATAAAAGCTGAAACAGAATTAAACAAATCTAAAAGATTATCAAATGAAGAAAGACTTGAAAATGATAAAAAGAAGATTGAGTTAGATCTATTAAAAGAATCTAATAAATTAGAAAGATTATCAGGTGAAGCTGCGGATAAAGAATCCAAGAAGATGAAAGCATTCGCTGAACAAATGGATTCTATTCAAGAAAAGATTAAAGGCCCAATTGATAATTTATTAGATTCGATTTCAAATGCTGTTAAGTTTGATATTAGAAAAAATCAATTAACTGGAATTGCTGGAACCGCAGCAATAGGGTTAAATACTTTAGCTACTCAAGAAAGAACACCTCCGATTTATGGAATGATAGCTAAATTGATTGGTGGATTTGCTGTTAGTACGACATTTTATGTTGAAAAGGCATTAAAATCATTTACAAATCATTTGCTTGGAGTAAGTAAACAGGATCTTGAAGCAAGAAGATTGATAAAAAGTGATGAAGTTCTTAAACGTGTTGCCGATACTAATGAAAAATTAGCTTTATCAATGGCACACTTAAAGATAGCCCAGTTCAGAGAATCCACTAAAAGTAAATTTGAGAAAGAACGTTCTGAATTCATTTCAAGAATAGAAGCTACAAAGAATAATACTATATCGTCTTTCAATAAAGAACGCAATAATATTACAAAAGATTTTAAATCAGTTTCTAATACTAATTTACCTATTGACAAATTAGATGAAATAATATCAATTATAAAATCTATAAAAAATCAGTATGATCCTGAAACAGATTTAGAAAGATATAATTTAGAGGTTGAATGGCGCAATGAAGTTTTAGAAAGATTAGGTAAAGCTAAATTAGAATCTACTCAAAGCGACAAGCAAGGCTTTGGATTGCTGCAATTTGGTGCATTAGCTGGAATTAGTGCTTGGGTTACTTCGGTAATCAAATCTATCAGTACATTCATTTTGCCGCTTGGATTGCTTAGTAAGTCTATGTTAAAATTTGCTGGTCCGATTGGTATCGCTGCAAGCGCATTAATGACATTAGATTTTCAGAAAGATTTAATAGCACCAATCAATAACATTATAGATACATTTAAATCTGGAAATATAGTAGAATCATTAACTAGAGGTTTAGTTTTGCCTGTAGAATTGACTGTTAAATTTATTGGTAGGACTTTATCATATCTGGCAGGATTGTTTGAATTTGATTCAATAAAATCTAAATTAGATGAACAAATGTCTACCTTAGATTTATTCAAAAGCATAGTTATATTTAAAGATAACATCATAAAAACTTTTGATGAATTGACTGGGGATTTGTCGAATAAGTTTTCCGATGAAATTCAAACAGTCAAGGATTACTTTAATAATACATTAAATAATATTTCAAAGAGCTTTGAAGATTTTAATCTTTCTAAATCAATTACAGAGATATTCGATTGGCTATCTGATAAAATCGAATCATTGAAATTCTGGAAAAGTGATAAAGAATTTAAAACTCCTAAATTTATAAATGATGCAGTATCTATATTCAAATCAAATGTTACAGATAAAATCACAAAGAACATCAATAATATTTCTAAAATTGATAATGTTGAATCTAGTATTAAGAAGATTGAATCTAGTAGTATGAGTAATTTGAATAAAACTTATAATCAAATTGTTGAACAGAAAGAGCGTAGGGAAACTACAAAATTAAAAGAAGTAGTTGAAAGAACTACTCAAGTAATAACACCTATAAACAATACTCAAGTTAATAATTCTAGTACTGCTATTGCAATGCGCCCTAGAGCTAGAATAGAAGAAATTACTGGACAACGATCAATGATGAATAACAACTCATCGAATTTTTCTGGATTTATAATGGGATAAAGGAAAAGGGAACCAATTGGTTCCCTTTCTGATTTAATTACATTTTAGATAATCTTTCAAAATATTCTTTAGAATCTTCATCTTCATCATCTTCTTCAACTATTGGTTTAGTTTTTGTTGTTGAATTGACTTTCTTTGGAGTTTCTTCAATGGTATCTTCAACTTCACTCACTTCATCGGCTGTTAAACCTTTAGAATTTACAGGCTCTTGCTCAACATTTGTTTTTGGTTTATTAGCTGTAACATTATTTCCAGTTAACGCCCTGTTGAACTTAACAGACATTGATTCATAAGTTTCAATCTTATCTGGTGAAATTTCTTCACTCAAATCATATCTTTGTTTTAGAATTTCATCAAAATCATATTTAGGATCTGATGTAATATCGGATACAGTTTTGAATTCTGAGTTATCATAGTTTAATGTTTCAATCCCATCGCCCATTGAAGTTGTCGTTGCCTTTAGTACAAAGTTTGCACCATTAACTGGATCAAATGGATTGACCTTTTCTTCAATGTCAAATTGAGGTTGAATTTTAGCTATGATTTTATCATAGATTTTTTTACCAAATCTATATTTGAAAACCTTTCCTTCATTTTCTGGATTTACTGGATCACTGATCACAAGTATATTTGCGATGTAATTCAGTTTTCTTTTGTGAGAATCCGCAAGTTTTTTAATAGCTGCTTTTGTGCTTTTATCTGTTGCTTCTTCAGATTGATGATATAATTCAAAATAACTTTCACAGCATGCGCATTTGTCACCTAATGTAGTTGGACAATTTCCAATGACCCATTTTTTAGTTTCTTGTACTTGAAAGTAATGATTGAACAATCTGACGATTGGTAATTGATCTGGAAGTTCTGGCAAGAATCTAATTACAGCGATACCATTACCACTTTTATCTTTTTGAATTTTCCAGTATGATTTGTCATCTTCTTTGGTTTTTTTAGTAGAAGATAAACTGTCGATCATGCTGCTTAATTTTGCGAAATCTGATGTGTAATTCATTTGTTTATGATGTCCTTTTAATTTTTAGTTTAATAGTTTTTAGTAACATCATTATATATTTACTGCTCATGTTTATTATTTATGTGTGTTAGAAATTCACCTCCATTTATCGATGATTGATTTAATTTTCAATTCGTCATGCTTTACAAATTTTTTATATTTTAAGAGTAGAAAAGCCCTAGGATGCATTAAATTACTTTGTGATTTTAAACACCACTTATCGAGAAATGGTATATAATATTTGTCTAGTAAAATTATTGATTCTGGTGTAATTTTTCTATTCAGATAATTTTTAAATAGATTTGATTCATGTGGATATACTGTGAGGAAGTCTTTATCGGATAAATTCTGCGAGACAAATTGCATATCATTATTGAATATGTAAGAAATTGATTCTCTTCTACCTTTCCAATTTAGATATATATCTATTGAATTTTGATCTATATTCCAAGGTACTTCAAAATTATTTTCAATGAAATTTGCAATAAGAAAGAAACTACCTTCAATATCTTTATCGAATAATTTTGAAAATTTAATTAACTGTCGGCCTTTATCTTCTAATTCTGTTTTTCCATATTTAATAATCCCACCAGATTCAAATACATTATAAGAAGATGTAAAGTGAACATATAGTGGTTTCCATACTTTAACAGCTTGCTCTTGATTCATTGAATGATTCTGTAGGAAGTTCTATTGAATTTTCTGATGAACGCTTTAGTTTACCTTCTTTTATAGCATCAAATTCAATCTTCTCTTTTATGAACTTTGATTGATTAATAAGTTCAATCAAATCGATATAATCTTTATCATACTTTTCACAAAATACCCATAGCGCATCTAAATACGTTATATCATATTCCCAAACATATTCTTTAAGAAGTCTTTCAAATTCTTTAATAGATAGTAAGCCTTCAACTTCTTCTGTATCTTCAAACATATTATTATTCTTTATTGTAATTTGTAATTATAACATAGCAATTTAAGATAGTCAAGATTTATTTGCTAGTATTAATGATGTATAGGTGAGTAACTTCGTTTGGTATATTTAATATATCTTTAAGTTTCGATGTCGTTAGTTGATTATCATCTAGGGTATCTAATATATAAAGAGGTACTTTTGAATAACTATATTCGGAATATTGAGTGCCATCGGAAAAGTAAATTGAAGATTCTTCAAGATAATTCCATACATCAGACATATTCAAATTATCAAAACATTCAAGTTCAATCAGAACATCTAAATGCAAATCTCTCTTAAATTCATTAGGAGAAATTCTTTGAATTTTCTTCGGCAGTCTCTTATTAAAATAACCTCTCAATTTCTCAAGTAATTCAGAATTCAACTTATATAAATCTTTAATATTATTCAAATTAGCTATGTATTCTAATTCAACTTTCTTTAGTTCTTCTTGAGTATTTAACATTTTGATTCATCGTCAAGTATTCTTTCAATTTCATGATATCTCTTTGCTAGTATTTGATATTTACGTTCTGTAATAAATTTTTCATCTGAAGTAGCAGAATTGTTATATATTAGTTTATCCATAGATATGAGAATATTCCATTTTTCTTTATGTAGGAATCTTTCTTTTTCAGTCCATTTTGGATCGTCATGAAAATGCATACAGTTCATCGCTCATTTAATGGTTTTGGTTTTATTGGCAACATCATTTCATCTATTGTGCTGATATTAAATTCAGGTGCTTGATCACCACTAATTGCACTATCATAACCTATAGGGATTAGAACTTTTATATCACTACCCAACACAGTCATCCATTCATATTTCATTTATCTTCTTTCCTATGTCTAAAACTAGATTTTAAATCAAATCCATGTTGAACAAGTCTATCTTTATTTTCGACCACAACTGGCACTGAGTTATCTGGATTGTCTCTTAAACTGTTTGAAATAAAAAATTCTATCTTTGAATATAATTCTTGCGCTGGAAACTTCTCAACACATCCAACTATGTCTTTTAAAATTGGCAATTCATCTAATAGAACTGATATTTTAGTATACCTTAAAGAAACAATATAATCGATTGAATGAATAAAAAATATAGGTTGATTCAATTCTTTAGCAACTTCCAATAACTTTGGTTCTTCATATCCATATAGTTTTATTGGATCAATTTGATTATATTTCTTATAGTAATCTCTATTCCAATTTGATTTATATTGCCGTTGAAAAATTTCAAGAATTTCTGGGAATCTTTCGACATTAAAAAATTCATATTTAGACCACTTAGCGGGTTTTCGTGTGTTGTGATTTATATTTTCAGAAACTAATAAATAAACCCATCCTAATAAATAAAGTTCTCTTAATCTATATTTTCCACCTGAATTATAACCAATGTGGTTTCGTATAGAATTCAGACCTTTCACAAGCCCAGGAATTTTTAAATCAATAAGATTTATTACCTCTTTGTCATCCTTTTCAACTGCCGTTCCAATTATGCAACTACTTGTTGGGTATGGTACAGTACTATCAAGTCTAACTAAATCACCAGGAATTTTAATATTAGTTCTGTCATAGACTGTACTATAATCACTATCAATTCCATTATTGACATAATCATAATAATCTACAAATTTTGATTTAATAATCATTATATTTTAACATGTCACATTAGGAAACATTGGACAATTTAAATTACCACAAACATATCCAACATATTCATATGGCTTAATTCTGAATCCACATTCACTACACTGATATACTGTATTCATTTTAGCCCTGTCAATGGGTGGATATACTATGACAACTTCTTCTTCTTTTTCGTTCATATTTAATACCTCGGATTATAATAAACCTTATCGGTAATTGTTTGTCCTACATTCATCATGCCTTTTGTTATACATATCATGCTATATCGCCAGCCAAGTTTTTTAATTTTCTTTTTCAGATTAATCAATGAATCAGAAGCATATATTCCTGTGCATCATCAATTTTGTATTGTAGCATAGTTATATATGTATCGCTCATTATTTATTCCATGTATTAAGTGTAATCTAAAAATCTTCAATTCTTAAATTATAATCACATCTAATCAATTTAAGAACCCAGTCGCCCATAGTTTTTTTATAGACCCCTAATAAATCCAAAAATTCAAGTTTTTGATCGCCAAATTTTGGTAAAATAATTATAAAGTCAGAATCCTTAGTTTTAGAAAAATTTATTTCCCTTTTAATTAGCTTAATTAAATTTTTATATGATATATCATCACAATCTTTAATTTCAGCACTAAACACAACAAAATGTGTTGCCGAATTTAATTCAAATATTTTTAAGGATTCGTTTAAAAATTTATTTAAATCTTCATCAATATATTGATACCACGTTGTTGGCATAAAAACGTGATCAAATGTGTACTTATAATCTGCCAGAGATAAATCTAAATAATCGCTTTCTCTATATTCATCTAAGCATTCATCAAATTTGTTTTTGAAAAAATATAAAGATATTTTTATATTTTTAGAAGATTTTAATGAACCAGATTCATCTAATATTAGTTTTCCTCGTAGGATACTATAAAAATCATCCTTTGTCAATTCTTTAGTCATCTTTATAATCCAAAAAATTATGAATATACATCATAGTTCACTGTAAATTCATTACAGTCTATAGAATTAATCCATTCATCTATCATACTATAATATTTTCCTGTAAAAATTTTATAATCATTTTTAATAATTATAAAATTTTGATTAGTGTGTTTATTAAGTTTAATTAAATAAGTTTTTTTCCATGTATATTCTGCACCGTCGACTTCATTTTTACACAACATACCCGATGGTTGCCTAGACTCAACCACAAGGCAGATATAATAATCACTAGAGTTACGTAAGAATAACTCTAAAAAATAATTATTTAAAAACCATATAAAATCTCTTGAAATATGACCATCTTCTTCATACATATAAATGAAATCCGGTAATACCGGAGAATCAATACTTGTTTTATGTGGTTTTTTAAAGAAGTGTATAGAAAATCTCAGTTCTTCATGAGATTTAAGTGTTAGATTATCACTATCAAGTTCAAGTTTTAATTTAAAATTTAAAATGTCCTTCATCTCGTCATTGCTAATTATTTTAGTCATTTTATCGACTCCAATTGATTTAAGATGTATCTATAATATATTAATTGATTCGATCTGTCAAATTTAATTAATAAGATTCTAATTCTTTAATTTTATCCTCTAACCTATCAATAATCTCTGACATCGAAAATTCATCACAAATTTCCACTTCATAGTATTTTGTTCCATTATGATTATCATTTCATCTGCATTGCAACCAACCGATCAAGGCCAATTGCTATTTCAAATACTTTACCATGTTCCCAATCATTGCGAATAGATAGACCAGCTATTTCTAATCCATTCATCATCCAATCAATAGTTCTTTCACTATAATGTGGTAGATCATCCGCTTTAGATTCAATGAATATACCACCATATCTTGTAATAAGATAATCAATTGATTGTTCTAAATACTGTGCCTTAGTATCATGTGATGCAAATATTTGAAATTCTAATTGATAAAATTGAACTAATCTCAATTTAGTTGCTCGCATAGTATCAGGATTAGCTTCATCCCTGAAACTACATCCAACTTGCCACATACAATATGGCAAACGTTTTTTTAATTGAGATTGTGTGAACTTATCTTTGAATACTTCATAAGTTCCTTTAGTGGTTTCTGGCCTTAGAAATCCTCTACTTCCAGTATTAATCAATTCAAAACCAGCATCAATATGTTCTTTGAGTATATTTGCTGGTACAAGCATAGGGGTTTCGCAGCGTTCAATCTGAATAACCGGATTCAAATTTCTCCAACTGTTAAATAATAATACAGGAATTTCTCTTATGAGATTTTCTCTGCGAGTTATTTCTTGTTCATTCCAAGAAACTGTAGCATTACTAAAGCATTGTTTCATTTTTAATATCCATTAAATAAAAAAATTGATCTGTATACAACTCAAGATATTATCTTAAGACTCATATACAGATCAATTATATTACAAAGTTAAACTATTTCTCAACAGATTCATATGATATAATCATCTTTTCAACTGGCTTGACTTCATCTATGATGAAGTTACTATAATCATATTCCCTTCCACAGGAATCTAAGAAAATTATTAATTTATAAAACTTATCTTTACATTTAAAAATATAATGAAATTCATCATAATCTAAAAATTCAAGTTCCCCACATATAAAACATGTCCCATCAAAAGCACCATGGAAAAACTCAATAAGTGAACCTAACTTATATTGCCAGCTTCCATTACCACTAAAAAACTTGGAAATGATTTCAAATCTATCACATGATTTATATAGTTCTTCAAGAATCTCCGAAACTAATACTTCACATTGTGAATCATTTAATCTAGCCATTTTAAACTCAATTTTATTCGTAAACAGTCATTAGTTTTTCTACTTGTGTAACTTCTGAAAATGTTGCATAATCAAACTCTCTGCCAACATATGAATAGTATGAATATTCTAATTTATAAATTTTATCTTTATATCTAAATACAATGAATGCATATTCACCATCCCCTTCATCCCCACCGACATTCTCAAGAACTTCTAAGATTTTTTCTTTTGTGAGAATATTATTAGTAGTTTCTAATATATCGTTTACAAATTCACTAAAACCTTCTTCGGCTAATGATCTTGCGGCAGCCAATTGTTTTGTTTGATCAAATATCGATTCTTTACCCCAAGTATTCCATCCAAGTTTAATCGCATCCAAATAAATTTCTTCTAAGATTGATTTTATTTCTGAATCATTCAAAGTTACTGACATTTTTATAATTCCTTTATTAATTAATTTATTAAATAGTTCAAAATCAGGTTTGATATAATACTCAAGATTATCTATCATAAACTGACTAGCCCAACCTTTTGTTAAAGCAGTGATAGTTTTATGTACAGCTAAACTGTATGCCTTTATCGGATGATATTTTTTCTTTCTATCTGGAATCAACCAACGTTCGGCAGCTATCACAGTCACTTCTTCTTTAAACATTTTCAATTGCAATTCTTTAGGAAGTTTAAAGAATTTATCTTTATCGATTGCAACATCTTGACCATCTTTTAGACACATTGAGTATATTGGTTTGTTTGGAAACGCAACAACTTCATGTAGGTAATCATGATCATATACGTAATGTACGTGATCATTAAAGAAATCTGACTTAGTTTGATAAAGATTTAATCGATCTTTATCTGTATTAGTAGATTCCCAGTATTCTAACAATAATTTATAGAGGTTGTCAATTTTTTTTGCACCTCTTGATTTCAAAAATAAACAATCATTTTTGTGCTTTTGCCATTTAATATCCCAAGCTAAGTGAGAGAGTTTTAATGTATATAATGCATCAATCGTAGCAAAATTATTAAAGTTTGGAAATATTTTAATAATGTGTTCTGGTAATTGAATTAAATCTATCTTTCCATTATAATTCAATTTCAATGCATTAAATTCATCCTCAGTTATATGATCATATATAAAATCAATATCACTGGATTTGTCGGCACTTCTTAAATTAAACCCCCAATATTTTAATGCCAAAGATCCAACTATAATATTCATGATTCTTTATTTGCATTAGCTGCATTTATAGATACCATAGTTTGAACTGGGTTTTTTCTATATGTTTCCAATTGCTCTACTGTAGCAGCATGATCGATTGGAACAGAAAATGAAAACAACACCATATATTTTTTATTATATAATTTTTGTAAGTTTTCTTTCAATACTATATAATAAACATATTTGATATTATCTGACTTTGTATCTATTGAATACAATATCAAACTAGATTGAATCTCATCTACAGTTATTGGATAAGTCATTTAATGTTTCCTTATACACTCAAATATATCAATGTAGTAATCTTTAATCTTTTCTCGATTCTCCCAAATTAACCACAATGGAATTGTTATAGGGGACAATACAAATGATATTACAGCAAACAATCTAATTAAATAGATTGCAAAATCTTCGATGTTCATTTTTTAAAATCTCAGTTATCACTACATTTTCTAAATCGCCATAAGTCATGATCTGATGTGCGTTGGCTATGGTAATATCAAAGTTTTCTTCAATTTCTAATATTAGATCCAATAGTTCTAATGAATCCATATCTGGAATATCTGATAGTTTAGTTTCTGGTGTCAGATTAAAATCATTTGGAATTTCTAAGAAATCAACAACAATACTTTTCAATACTGTTGCGATTGTTTTTTGATTACTCATAATTAAATTACCTACCATTCATAATATATTACTGTTAATTAAAATTTGCCTAAAAATAATTGTTCTTTAACCGATTTATTAAACTCTTTCATTTTGTTGAATACTTTTATCATAAGATGCATCGGCAATCCACATTCACCATAGTCAGCATAATTCCATTTACCTCCTGAAAAATACAGAAAACCAACTGGATATTCATCAATTTCGTTAACGAATATTACATCATAATACGGATTACTAAATTCATTTTGCTGTTTAAACTCATACTTCAACATTTTCTACTTTTCCTTATTCATTTGCAAAATTGGCACGGCTAGCCGGAATCGAACCGACATACTATCCAATTACTCTTTTAAAGACGGCTTAGAAGGCCGTTGAGATATAGCCGTATAGTTATTATACTACTTAAAACTTGAAAATTTAAACTCAGGTAGAAATTTACCACCATCCACTAACCAACCACCAGTATTTAGTTTACCGATAGATTTTAAATAATCTTGATTTTTAATCCATTGATCTCTTAGATATTCAGAGTTTGGAAATAATTCAAATGATTTTTCTAACATGATTAAATCACAGAATAAATTACTATTGCCCAAACACCAATCGACATTCCAACTGCACCCAAAAATTCAAAATTAATATTTTTCATTTTATTTCCTTTATTGATTTATTTAAGATGATTCATTATATATTAAATTTTTTCAAAAGTAAAGCATTATTAATATAAATTTTCAGAATATAATCTTCCTTCTGATCCAGGTATAATTCTAATAATTTGATCTCTATCTTTAGCAATCACCCAGGCTGATTTTCTATCATAAAATTTACCATGTTGATCGACAAAACCTTCTTCAACAGTCTCACGTTTATTCCAGTAGTTAGTAGTATTAATATGACTTATACTTAATCTACTTAAACGCCACAATTCATAAATCTTTTCAATTTGGTTTAGATGTTCTCTCATATGAACATCATAATGTCTAGTGCCGACAATTATATCACCAATTTCATTCTGAATCGCAGCACAAGTTATTCTTGGTATAGATAGTTCTGTTTCTGGATGGATTATAATAAATGCATTAGGATTAATACTTAAAATTAACTCAGTTAAATTCTTTCTGATAGATTTTAAATAACTTTCATCTGTATGTATTTTTGAATCCTGATATTTAATAATATCGGCTAATGTACTAAACATTTAATCACCTTTAAAAGTCAACACAAACAAATATAAAATTACTAATAATAAAATTCCAATTATTATTAATCCTAATGTTGAATCAATTTCAGAACTAGCATGTGAATTTAATGCTAATATTAATGGTACTCCGGTCATTTTACCTCCAAATTATATTTCAAATTAATTCATATTCTTTAAAATGTGACAAATAACATCTACCGTCCACCCATTACCAATCATCTTATATCTTTGATTATTAGAAACATGATTAGTATAATTATCTGGTAAAGTTTGCAACCTTTCACATTCGAGCGGAGTCAGTTTTCTATATGTCATATTATCTCGAAGATTTATTATTTCTTCACTCAACAAATCTTCTCTAGTCAAACTTCTAAAATATTTTATACTTTCTAAATCTTTAAAAACTAAAGTCCCTCTTGATTTTTTTATATAACTATATGGATTTGCATTCCTGGAATACGATGCATCAATACAATAACTTTTAGCTTTATCTACAAAACCATCTTCTATTATATCTTTTAATAATATATTCTTATCTTCTGGTTGACTTATATTTTGTATGTTAGTCCAATATAATCTAGTTCTATTTTGAGCAGAAATTAGATTAGAATTTATCTTAATTGGCTTAACACCAAGTTCATTTGAAATGATATCTTGGTATTCCTGTTTCATATTAACATTCTCTAACATGAAATATTTTGGATTAGTTTCATTTAACAATCGAATAAATTCAAAGAATAGTTTAGACCGAGGATCTTCAAAATTTAATTGTTTTCCAGCAAAACTAAATCCTTGACATGGGCTACCCCCAATCAACAGATCAATCTTTGGTAGAGTATATCCATCAATTTTAACAACATCCCCAAGATGTATGGTATTTGGATAGTTAACTTTCGCCACTTTTATAGCGTGTGTGTCTATTTCACTAGCAAAATAATCATCTACATTATAACCTAAACGATCTAATGCAACTCTACCACAACTCATACCATCAAACAAACTTAAAACATTCATTCACGCCCCAATAAATTTAATTTCAAAATAATATAATGTGTTTTGGTAATGATGTTCAAAGTAATCAATCAAATTTGTAACATCATCACCAAGAATTTCCTCAACTATATTATTGTTACTTAATACTGTTAATTTATACTTCATCTAATTTATAACGATCACTCATAATAGTTTCTAGCATAACGTTAAACGGTGTAAAATTTTCGATATCGCCTTTCAATATTGATTTTAAAATCGATGGAGAATATCCAGATACCAATGCAACTCCAGATTTGTTAAATTTTACAGGTACATTATCATGTGCTGCAAGATTCCAATATACAACTTTTGGTAATTCATATCCAGCTTCTTTGTACATCCGTTTGATCATCTTTTGAGCTGATTCATTTGGATCTGATCGTGATTCATTAAACTGCATATCAGACATAATCAAAATAATCTTTGGCATATCAGATTCAGGAACTTGATGATCGATTCCTAATTTTAAGATATTTTTAAATGCAGCTTCCAAATCAGTTGAACCACCAACATCCATTCTTGAAATTGATTTACATTTTTCAAGAATAGAACCTTTAAATAATTTAATTTTGGGTTCAGTATTAAATTGCATCACTAAATCTTTAAATGCACCTTTATTTTTATCAGAACAATATAAACCCAATGATTGAGCAATATGTCCAGCATATAAGTTTTTAGTTCCAAATACTTTAGCTGAATCCCAAAACATAGAAGCAGAAGTATCCACAACAGGTAGAATATTTTGATTATCCATGTAATCAGGCAGTGCATCCCATTGTGCTTGAATCAAACCCAATTCAGTAGATGATAATTTATTGGTATCCCAAGTATTCGTTATATCAATTATGTTCTTAATGACTTCATGTGGAAAGATTGCATTAGCATTAACTTTAACACTTGAGTCATCGCCTTTCAATAGTGAATCAACGTATTTTTTATAAGCACCAGATTCTTGAGTATGTTTATAAAAAGCTGTTTTATATAAATTCGCAGCTTTGCTTGGTACATGGGAGAAATTGATATTATCCCAATCCCCACGACACATGTCACTTTCCACCACCTTTGTATTTTCTGCTAGTAGTTTTCTGTATTGTCTTGGAGTCATTCCAAGTTTTTTCATAACAGAAAGTGCAAATTGTTTGTTAGCTGATTTTTCTCTTGGCAACCATTTAAAAATTAATCCATCGCCTTTTTTAATACCAGCTTCAATTAAATTCAAAATGTATTCTTTAATATTTGGATTCAATTCTTTAGCCCAAGATTCATTAACTCCAAATAAATCATCCCAACGACCAACTTCAGGTACTTTGTTCATAACCATTTTAACTTCTTCTTCTGAAAATATGGTTCCTATGTGTTGAATCATATAATTCAACAGATCACGAAATAGTTTACGTTCACCAGCACCACCCCGAATGTCCCGTAGCCATAAAAGAATTCTTAAAGCATATTCTGGATTTTCTTGATATGCGGTTAGAAATTCAGTAGATATATCACGACCTCGTGAAGCACCAGCTTTAAAGAATAAATCTACACATGCATTAGCTGTAGTTACTCTAGCTTTCATTCCATTTGTTGTTGTAGTTTTTTTAGATTTTGATTCTTTGGTCACTGCATTTGAAAATGATGTCATTTTTTGATTCTCCATAATAAACTGGTTAAGATTTTAAATTTACTTATTTTGTTGCTGAGTTAACCAAACAGGATGTATTTAATTTTCTCCAATGAAATTTTAAATTTGCTGTTAACATCCTAATTCTTTTATACTGGTGGATGCTGTAGGACTCGAACCTACGAAGGCCATTTCTGTACCAGGAGATTTACAGTCTCCGCCGATTGCCGCTCCGGTCAAACATCCTAAAACTTTACAGGGTAACTTTTTAACTAGACAAATTAGAAGTTTGTTGTTTTAATTTGCTGCTTTTACCCTAATTCAATACTAATTTATTTCAATGAATCGAAAACTATCCTCAAACACTCTACATACTCGCTTGCTTGAGTTATATTAGATGGTAGACAAGAACTCATACCAACTTTCCAATCTGACTTTTTATCGTCTCTAAATAATTCCACTACAATGTTATTATCAACACTACCAATTATTTGATTGTCTGTTACTTCAATACATACTGTCATTTTAAACCTTCATTTAAGTGTTTGTTCAATGTTGTCTATTATATAGAGTTTTAATTATTTGTAAAGTCTTTTTTAATCTTTGGAAGTTGATGATTCTTCCGATTTCAACTAGATGCTATTCCGAATCCTGGCGGACGATCCAGGTAGCCACATCTAGTTCCCATAACTCATCACGTTATAATTGATATTTTACTTTATTCTTTTTAATATGTCAAGTCTTTTATCTTTTATTTCTACCAAGTTTATCAATAATATTGAATTTAACTGACATAAAAAATTTCTATACGTATTCAATCGGCGCTGGTCCATTTTACTAATTTCATCTTTAGATTCTAAAGAATTAATTTTTTCTTCCAATTTCATTTTTTCTAATCTATGCCTTTCTATGTCGGCATTTAAACCATTAGTTTTTCCGTAGAAATAGTTAATACTCATAATAGTTAAATCCTTGATTGGTGGAAGGTGAAGGATTTGAACCTTCGTGGGCTTGTGCCCTATCTGTTTAGCAAACAGTAGCAATAAACCTAACTCTGCCAACCTTCCTAAATAATCTACTATTTACATCAATTCCAAAACTTTAAAAGTGAACTCGAATATTAACACATTTAAAGCTATAAAGCAACCAAATCCAAACATATATTTTAATAATTCCATATTAACCTTAATTAATTTTTATCAACATACTCTAAGATGATGTTTTCGATTGACTACATATAAATCCATTCCATTAAATTTAATGGAATTTAATCCTACAAATTCAATTTGAAAAAGATTCTTATTTGATCTTAATTCATCAAAATCATCATACCCGATATATATCTCTGTTGGCCTTTTCTCAAATCTAAATTTTGAATTAAATGAGTTTATCTCAAATAATATTTTATCTTCTATATTAATAGTATTATCCTCTATAGATCAAATATTCATTTGAAACTGCTTTAAATGAAAATTCCCTTTGTGTCGATTTAAAAACCAACCCTTCATTTGGTTTATCATGTAACAAATCAAATTCGGCCATTTTTAAAATTCGGTTTCTTATATGTGAAAGAATTTCTGGTGTTGGTGTAAGTTCTCCACTCTTGATTTGATTAAGCCTTTTTATAACATTCAAATCATCAACCCAAGTATCAGGATCACGAAATTCAAGATCTAACCAAAACCATGATATAGGATGATCTCCAACTATTACATTAACATGATGTCCAGTAAATCCATTTCTTTTCAGAATTTCAAAAATAGATATTCTTTCATCCGGTAAGAAATATTTCTGATTGGATATATCAAAAATATCAAACACATGAATTTCATGACCTTTAATATTATGCAAATTATCTTGAATACCTTCACCAACTAATTCTCCCTGAACCGCAAGATCAATGCCTAATTCCTTGGCGGTTAGTTCAATTGCAACATTTAGATTATGTTCATATACAGATTTAATAAATTGGCTTTGTTCTTCTTCTGGAATATCTAATTTAAGATAAACATTCCTAGAGCAGACACCCAATCCATTATATTTTTCATCAGCGAATTTTGAATTCTCATGAAGATAGAAACAAGTTAAACTCGACCCATCCATCTTTTGAGTTACTTCAAACGTTTCAGCTAATCTATGAGTTTCCTCAAATTGTTTAAAGCTGATATTCTGAACACGTTCTTGATCTGTTTTCCTAATGAAGTATGGAAAAGAACCTCTTGGTTGCCCACCCATTCTACAACTTAAACCATTTTCTGGTGGATCATACTTGATAACACCAAAAAACTCAGAATGATCTAGTTCACAAAATTCACTGAATTGTTCATCATTCAGACTCCAATACAACTCTGCAAAATTTTCCGGTGGAGTAATAATTAAACCTTGACTTATCGAACCACGCAATTTAATTGTTCTTAATCTAAATCCTTCGCCTTCTGGATTTAATTCAGATTTTAACCAATCCTTTTTGACATATGAATATTGTCTCAAAAATTCAAATTCAGGTTTAATTGGCAACAATGAATCAATTTCAAAGAACACAATCATATCACCAGGTTTATACTCATCTTTCTTTACAATACACTGCCATCCACCAATCATAGCTAATTCTAATTTATCGGCATTTGGATGTGGTAACATTTCATCAATATTTCTAATTGTTACAAGTTTTCTCATAATTTATTAACCTCTCAAAAAGTTTTATTTAACAGAATTTATTATATAGAAGATTTAGTAAATAGTCAACAAGTAAATAAACTTCCATCTGGCTTAAATGCTGGTGCTAGAGAATTATGCCCACTAACATAGTATACAACACCATTCATACACTTTTCTTTCACTAGCCGATCTTTTTCATAAGAAGAAGGTTTAGTATATGTTCCAGAACTTTCACTGAATCCACAACCAACTAACAGAACACAAAATAAACCAATTAATAAATATTTCACAATAACTCCAATTTTATTTTACAAATTGTATAAATCAATTAACACAATCAATAAAAATCAATAAATTCATTTGTAAGTTTAATTAGCATTTGTCTATCATCAAATGATACAA